CTCTTCGCCCACGATGCTGGTGGCTTTGGTGCGTCTGGCTCGGATAATGTGATTAGTTGTGCATCTTTCACAACTAATGGCAGCGGAGGAGCAACAGTAACACTAGGATACGAACCCCAGTGGATTCTTATGAAAAATACAGCAGGGTCTGAAAACTGGGTTCTTGTTGATAATATGCGAGGCATTCCTTATGGGGCATCAACTCAATTCTTAAAACCAAATCTAAGCGATGCAGAAGGTAGTCTTGGAACAGGAATTGTTCAACCAACAGCAACTGGGTTTACCATAACTAATAGTGGTGTATTTGCAAGTTCAAATGCTTACATCTACATCGCCATTCGCCGTGGGCCGATGAAAACGCCTACGAGTGGGACTAGCGTTTTTACTCCTGTTATTGGAACTTCATCGCAATCATCACCAGAATATTTAGCTTTCAATGCAGGTTTTCCCATTGATTTAAGTATCATAAAAGACAAAGCAAATGTAGGTGATAACTACGCTGGCACTCGACTTACTGGTAGACAAAGAAGTTTAATTCCAAATGCAACCAGCATTGAAACTACAGACACTATTAACACCTACGACAATCAAAGAGGTCTTGGATTTACACAATCTTATGATGTAAGCGGATGGATTTCTTGGATGTTTCGACGTGCCCCAGGCTTTTTTGATGTGGTCTGCTATAAAGGAACGGGTTCAGCAGGAGCAACTACGAACCACAACTTAGGTGTTTCTCCAGAACTAGTTATTACTAGAGTTAGAGATTTTACTGGAGAAGATTGGATTGTAACTTATAGAGATGGGTCATCATTTAATGCTGGTTACTTAAATAGCACAGCAGCCTTTGATGGGGTTGGTGTAGGAACATCGACAGATTTAAGTAGTTTTACAAGTACCACTTATGTTAGAAACACTAGCAATAGGCGTGTAAATAGCAGTTCTTATAATTACGTTGCTTACTTATTTGCCTCTTTATCCGGCGTAAGTAAAGTAGGTTCTTACACAGGCAACGGTTCTTCTGTGACAGTAACCACAGACTTCCAGCCTCGCTTCATCCTCGTAAAAAGGACGGACTCTACTGGTGATTGGATTGTTAGTGATTCTGCTCGTGGTCTTGTCGCTGGTAATGATCCATATTTGCGACTTAACTCTACTGCCGTAGAGGTTACAAATGAGGATTGGGTAGACATCTCATCTACTAGTTTTACAGTAAACCAAACAGCAAACAACGCTAACGTCAATACTGGTACTTATATTTATTTAGCAATTGCATAAGGAGTAATCATGTATAGAGTACGATCAACTGGCGAAGTCAAATCTCAAGGCGAAGTCAGGAGTCTTTATCCAAATACCTCGTTTCCTAGCCAATGGACACCATCCTTGGTTGAGGATCTTGGATTAGACCCCGTATTCGAGACACCAGCACCTACGGTGACTCGCTACCAAACTGCTTATAAGGATGGAACTGAACAGGATTCCAAAGGCAACTGGGTATGGAAGTGGTCAATCTCTGAGATGGACGATGAGGCCAAAGCCGCTAAGGACGCAGAAGCAGCTAAGGCTGTAAGAGCAGATCGTGATAAGCGTATTGCTGAAACTGACTGGATTGTCATTAAGAACCTAGAACTAAATCAGAATGTTCCTGGTGTCTGGGAGGTTTATCGTCAGGAACTGCGGGACGTTCCTGCACAGGCTGGCTTCCCGCATGAAATTACTTGGCCGGTGAAACCATGACCACAGAGGCCACAAAACACGCCGTAGACGCCGTTTCTGTCGTCACCGTAATCGGGACCCTCGCCGAGATACTTCCAGCCGTTGCAGCCCTGTTTACGATTGTTTGGACTAGCTTTCGGATATACGAGACCAAAACGGTTCAGGGCTGGCTGAAAAAGAAATGACCACCATCGCTGCTCGCGCTTCTACGGGAGAAATTGCCGCAGATAGCATGGTGAGCGGCGATGACTCCTTTTATCTCGTGCAAAAACTGAGACTTGGCAAGAATTCTATATACGGGGCTTGCGGAGATTGGGATAAATGCTTGAAAATGCTACAGGTTTTGGAGTCTGGGGGAGACCTCGACTCCGACACCGACGTGACCGTTCTTGAGCTTCGATGTGATGGCCTATGGATTTACGAGGGGACCATCATACCGGCGCGTATTAAGAACGATTTTTGGGCCATAGGAACCGGAGCGAATTTCGCCATCGCAGGGATGCACTTAGGTCTATCTCCTGCCGAGGCTGTAAAACTCGCTTGTCAGTACGACACCAGTTCACATGAGCCTGTAGACGAAATGCGCTTGGGAGGGGTTCGTGGCAGGAAAAAAAATATCGGATGAAGCAATAATCGAGGCGTTAAAACGACTTGGCAGTCCATTGCACGCCGCCAAAGAGTTGGGGATGGATGTCACCAACGTCTACAAAAGACGCAACTCCATTCAAAAGAACTTGGGCATCAGCCTTCCAAGTTTTAATGCAAAGCAGGAATCTGTCGTAAAGACCATCATTCCTGAAAACCGCAGGATCATCCAGCACGAGGTACAAGATGGAATGGTATTTGTTGCCTCTGATTGTCATTATTGGCCTGGGGAAGTCACTACGGCGCATCGGGCGTTTATCGCTCTGCTCAAGAAATACAAACCACAGACCATCATCCTTAACGGGGATGTGTTTGACGGCTCTCGAATATCGCGGCACGAGCCACTCATGGGAACCAACCCACCCACCCCCAAGCAAGAAATAGAAGCCTGCCAGGACCGATTAGATGAGATACGCAACGCTAGTAAAAATGCTAGGTGCTTGTGGACTTTTGGTAATCACGATGTCAGGCTGCACCGCTATATTGCTATCAACGCTCCTGAACTCTCAGATTTCAAAGGACTCTTTGACTACTTCCCCGGCTGGCACACGGGCTGGCGAGTAGACATCAACGAGGATGTGATCGTCAAGCATCGGTGGCATAATGGGGTACACGCAAACTATAACAACACGCTCAAGTCTGGACGTAGCATTGTTACAGGACACCTTCACCAACTCAAAGTAACCCCGTGGTCGGATTACAACGGGCGACGATACGGTGTGGATACGGGAACTCTTGCAGAGCCGTATGGTGAGCAATTTGTATATACAGAAAGTAACCCTGTGAACTGGTGTTCAGGGTTCGCTGTGCTGACGTTTAGAAAAGGAAAACTACTACCACCAGAGCTGTGCGAAGTTATTGACGGAGTGGCCTATTTCCGTGGGGAGGAAGTTTAGGGAGAATAAATTGTGAGCGACCCGATAGAATCAACACGGGCGGCATTAGGAGGTATAAAAGAAGCCATAAAAGTTGGCCGAGAGATCAAAGAAACCGCCAGGGAAGTCAATACCTTCCTTGACGAAGAAGCAAAAGCCAGGGTCGCATGGAAGCGCAAGCAGCAACAAATGATGCGGCGCGGCGACATGGTGTGGATGGAGGCGGTGGACGAGTACCGCATCATCCGTCAAATCCGAGAAGCAGAGCAGGATATGTACCGGCAGGTTGAGCGCGAGTTTGGCCGCTCTGCTGTATCCGAAGTCAAATCCCTCATCAATCAATTACGCAAAGACCACCGGGAGTTGAACGATGAGTTCTATCGCAACCGTATGCAGGCAAGACGAGAGTGGGGCGGCCTTCTGCTCGCTTCTGCAATCGTATATGGAATTCTTAAAGCAACTGGAGCTATGTAATGCTATCTTTGATCTCTACCCTTGGCGGCTTGCTAATCTCTGGCTTACCGAAAGTCTTAGACTTTTTTCAAAACAAGTCTGACCAAGCGCACGAATTATCCCTTGCCAGACTGCAAAACGAAATGCAGTTGCAGATGGCGGCTCAAGGTTTTGCGGCCCAAGCCAAGATCGAGGAGATTCGGACAGATCAGGTTGCCATGCAGTCCGAGGCGCAGATGCAAAACGCGGCACTCGACCACGACAAAAAGATCATGGAGAAGGCAAGCAAGTGGGCGGTCAATTATGTGGCTACCGTCCGTCCTACCGTGACCTACATCTTCGTGTTGGAACTGGTCCTTATCAACATGGGCCTAGTCTACTTCCTGCTGTTTAAGCAAGGACTTGGAACCCTGACCGTAGACCAGTTTATCGCCGCTACCGATCTGATCTTTTCCGAGGACGAAATGGCAATGCTCGGGGGTATTATTGGGTTTTGGTTTGGATCACGGGGTTGGTCTAAGAAGTGAGAACGTCTGAAAAAGGCATCCACCTGATGCACCAGTTCGAGGGGTATCGGGACAAACCGTACCTCTGCCCCGCCCATCTCTGGACGGTGGGCTACGGCGAGGTGCTCTACCAAGACCAAATCAAGCTGCCGATGGTCCGTAAGGATGGTTATACTGGTTTGATTCGCAAGGAATATCCATTACGAGATGCAGACAACCGTACCTGGTCCAAGTCGGAGATTGAAGAACGCTTCAAGAATCTCCTCGTTAGTTTTGAGCGTGGTGTTCTTCGACTTGCTCCCAATCTTACTGGGCGTCAAGGCTTATTTGACGCTTGTGTCGCTCTTAGCTACAACATCGGTGTCGGAGGGTTTCAACGCTCTACACTACGCCAGCGCATCCTACGAGATGAACCCCTGGATAGCATTGCTGAAGGTTTTTTAGTCTACACAAAGGGCGGCGGCAAGGAGTTACCGGGACTTGTCCGGCGGCGTAAGGCTGAGGTCGCGCTCTTCCTTGGCTAAC